CTTGATAAAGAGAACAAGGCTAGATTGATTCTATATGGTGGAATTGCTGGTAGTTTAATTACTATGCGATACTATCAAGTTTGGAATAAATTTATGAACACAGCTTTACCCTGGTGCGCAGTTGGCATGACTTGGATGTACAGAGGAGCGGAAAAATTTGCTGAATTTTTCAAAGCTGAAAAAGGAAAAGCACCTGAAGGATACAGATTTGTTTCTGTTGATATTAAGGAATGGGATAGTTGTCTTTCACCACAATTATTACATATTTGCAAGAATTTCCATTTTCTTATACTCAAACGTCTGAATATGCATTCTGCATACATTGACAAATTTCTACGACTTTTTGAAGATATGATAAACGCTAAGGTTTTATTTCCTGGTGGTTATGTTTTCCAATTAAATAGTGGTATGAAAAGTGGCTGGACGAATACCGCGAACGATAATACCTTAATTCATGAATTTGTTTTTAGAGCTATTGAAAGACGACTTGGTTGCTCGATTCTACATAAGCTTTATGGCGATGACAATTTTATGTTGGTTCCTGATTATATTAGTAATCAACAAATAATTGATGAATACGCAAGGTTTAAATTGGTTGTTGGTACAATTCATTCTTCTACACACCTTGAAAATGTTGATTTCCTAGCTAAACATATACGTTATAGCCAAGGGCAATATTTTATTTTCAGAGATAGCGTTGAAACACATGCACGTCTTCTGATGCCTGAAGAAATGGATCCTGGTCGCCGAATAGTTCCTGATGCACGAGTAGCTGCGGAGCATATAATTGGTCATTTATTTGACAATTTTTATAACAAGGACGTTCGTACAACGTGTTATAAACTTCTTAATCATCTTCATGATGAATATGATGTTGAGGATATTGTAATTGATCCTGAATTGATGAAACGCCATCCTTGGCGATTTATTGATCCTAAAAGATTGCAGGGAGTTATTCCGATAGTTCCCGATCCTAATTTCATTGAAAGTTTATATGGGGTTACTGCCTCACCTGTTGTTGACAAAGTTCCTGAGCTCAATAAAATAACTCGTTTTGATTGGTTCAAGAAAACCTATGGGATAAATTTTCAGCTTGCTTTTAAATATGCGAGAGACGTTCATGCGGAAGCCTCTCTATTATCGAAAAGGAACAGAAAATTAGTATCTAAGTATGCTTCACCTTACAGAGCTCCTACAAGCTTAGTTGGGTTCCACGCTGCTAGATTATCTTATGCCGTGAAATACTTCTCTATTGATATATCTGGAATTTGTTTGGATTATGGAAGTCATCCTGGCGCTTGCGCTGAGTTTCTTCAACGCCATGCAGAATATCTTGATTGTGTAACAAAGTTTCCTTTGAAAGATCAATCAAAGAAAAAGGAGTTCTGTCCTTATATTCTTCGGCAACCAAATACAAAAATTCATCAGATTGATGCGGATGATTTTCTTGTTTCAAGAGAATATGATTTTGTTCATGATGATATAGATATTGTAGATGGGTCACGCACCTATGAAGAAGTTGAAAAGAGAGTTCTTAAATCTCTTGACCGCTTTATACTAAACAACCACAAATTTAAAGTATGTGTGCTTACTTTGAATACAATGAGTGAT